GATGGTGTGAAAGCGAAGCTGCTTAGATCGGCTGACCTTATTACTGCAGAAATGACTGAAGGCCAAGTGAAAGCACTGGCAACACAGCAAATTGTGCTGGGTGAAGAGCTAGAAGCGCAAACCAAATTGGCTGGCATGGGTTTCCAAGGCGGCAATGGCCCGATGGGCTCTGTTGTACTGGCTTCTGGTCACAACGCTAATGCAATGAAACTTGCTGAAGATGTGCGTAAGCAACTTAAGCAAACGTCGTCATTCTCAAACGGCTCAATTCGCCTATCTGAAACGGTTGACCCGTTTGTAGATAAAGTACTTACTTTGTTTGATGGGCAGTATAACCAGCAACTGAACCGCGAATACAAAGTATTAAACGGTGAAGAAGGCAGTATTTCTGATGCAGCGCTACCTTATGCTTTCCGTCGTGAAGTAATTCGTGAAGCCCTGCACGATATGAATATTCTTCAGCTGGTAGCAGCCGAGACAGACCCGGGTGCACAATCAACCACGCAAATTCCGTATGAAGAGCGTAAACCGTTCAAAGGCCGTAACGATGGCTTAGTGTTTGAGCGCGGTGGCATTCCGAAAGCAGGTGTTCAAACTCGCTTTGATATGGCGTACGTAAACGCAATGAAAATCGCGTTCAACGTGTCTAATGAATTAATGCACTTCACTCGCGTAAGCGGTATTAACTGGGATGCATGGGGCCGTCATGTGGCGTCTTGTTCACGTATTTTGCGTGAAATTGTAGTGCGTCGCCTAGCCAACGAAATGCTACGTATTTCTGACAGCCTAGCGGCCGTTCCGGTTAATGCGGAAAACATTGCTTCACAGCTTGATGGTTCAAATACAGTAGTGAAAACCAGTGCGTTCCCTGTTGTTCGTCCACATCAGGTGTTTGACCTTCAAGGCAATACGGTGGGCGATACGTCTAACCCAATTACTATCATGTTCGGTGGCTCGGAAATTTTACCGTTTGACGGAACGGGTAACCAGGCATCGGGTACATATTACGTCTTGGCTAACTGTAACTTGGGTTACATTCAGTTTGTTGATGAAACGGGTGAAGTGGTTACACCTAACGAGACAAATGCAACAATTTCATATTCTCGTGCGACAAACGTTGCAATGTTCGACATTGACCTGCCAGCAGACACTAAGCTTGAACAGCACTTAAACGGCTTGCTACGTAAGATTGGTAACCGTAAAGCGGTAATGAAAGACGACCGCTTCCAAGCGCCTAACTTCCTGCTTATGAGCAACACACTTAACGACATGTGTACCAACGCAGACCAATTTATTGTCAGCCTTAAGCGTGACGGTAGCGACACGAATGGTATGGGTGATTTGGCCGCCATTAAAGCAATGCCAGCATGGTCTACGAATGCGCCAGGCATCGACTTAGGTGATGAACGTATCCTAATGGGCCAGCGTGGCACTACGCATTATCGTGTAGCAAAAGCGTTTTCTATGAGCGAAATGCAAGAAGGTCGCGACCCTGAGACGGGTGAAATGAACGGTACCAAAGAAGCCTACGGTGAAGAATACAACGCTATTCACACGCCTAAGCCACTGGCCGATCGTTATACCTCGGTTGTTGTGTATTCGGGCACTGGCCGCTAAGCCAGTCATGTAACCCAAAAAGGGCAGGCCACATTGCCTGCCTTTTTTATTAACTGGCTAAAAGGTAAAAACCATGAAAGTTAAAGAAGCGATTACCAATACCTCTGCAGCAATTATGTTTGTAGCTGGTAAAATGATTCCTCCTGGCGAAACACGTATTGTTGAAGTACCAAAGCAATCAGCATCTAGCCAAGTGGTAGCTAGGTCGTTTGATGCTAAGGGCGAACTGGCTACAACAGTAGCTAAATTGAAAGAAAAGCTTGAGTCGTTCACACAAGACCAACTTCAACAGCTTCAGGCTGAAGAAGAGCAGGGCCAAAACCGTGCTAGCGCGATTGACGCCATTACGGATGAAATTAAGTCTCGTGAGTACAGCGTTGAGCTAGAGGAATTTGCATTAGCATTGTCTAGCGTTGAAGACTTAGATGCATTGCTGCTTGACGTTGCTAAAGATGAAGCCAAAGTGGCAATGGTAAACGATGAAATAGCAAAACGGGCAGAGCAACTAAAGCATGTCAATCAGTAAAGCGGATCTTGTAGCAAGCTTATTGGTATCGGTATCAAGCAGTACTAAACTGCTTGATACTGACGATATCACGATAACCAGCACCATTGTTGATAACGCACTTGATGCGCTGTCACGACTTGCGCCGGCAACAGGTATCGACACCATTTCTTTGCAGCCTGGCGTGCAGATATACCCAGCGCCCTCTAACATTTGGGCGTACAAAGAAACGGCGTGGGGCTTCGACCAGCGCGTAGCACCATGGGAGCCAGGTTATATTTCTCGGTTACCTGATGTGACCTACAACGAGGGGAATATTTACTTTAGCTTTGCACCTACTGCGCAGATGATTAGTAATCTCGGCAGTCGATTTACCTATTTCTACTATGCTCGCTACCAGGTGAATAATGGCGCCATAGAGATAGAGCCACGCAAGCAGGCACTACTACTTTTACTCTGCCAAATGGAAGTAATGAAACTGTTAGTGCTAAGAGAGCCTGGCACGCAAGTTACTACCAAAGGGAATGCAGGCAAGATTCAGTATGGCAGCCCCAAATTAGCGTTTGAAGCGCTTCAAGAGGAAGCTGGCCGTATAGCTGAAACGCTATGAACGAAATCATTCTAGACCTTAACACTCGCGCTCTAATCAACTATTTAGAGCGCAGTGTTAACGCCATCGATGGAACAACCGCAAAATTACTTCGCCGTTTATCACAAGAGGGCGCCAGAGAAGCGAAGCGCCACACCCCTAAAGCAGAAAGCACCCTAACCAATTCAATTCGCGCTAAGCAGCAATCCGCTAGTTTTCACCAAGTGGTAGCTGGTGTTCATTATGCTAGGTATGTAGAAGAGGGAACGGGCCGCGGTGGATGGGTACCAGACCAAACTATTTTAGATTGGATGGACGTTAAAGGTATTACCCCCGACGACGAAGACATGAGCATTGAGCAACTGGCCTATCTCATACAGACCAAAATTTTCTATCAAGGCACCCCAGCGCAGCCGTTTATGAAGCCAGCGCTTGAACATATCAAAGCGAAAGCGCCAAACCTAGCGTTGACTTACTTTAAATCTGCATTAGAGGTTAAAACAAAATGACCCCCGAACAGCGGCTTAACACGGTTAAAGATAACCTTAAGCAAATAGTTGGCATTCACCATGTCACACGAAATTACAGCGATTTAGACACCGAAATGGACAAGCACGAACGCATTTATGCCGTATTGTCTTCTGGCTTTCCGCAGTTCGGTAGCTTGTACGACACTGAAGACGAAGTGCATAACTTTATGATAGTGGCCCAGCAGCTGGTGAATGAGAGCACCACAGGTGAGCAAAAAGAAGCCATTGAATTTTCTATGCTCGAGGTAATTAAAAAATTAGTTGCCCAAGATGGTGAAGCGAACGAACCGCTTAACCTTGAGCTGGTTAGCGCCAGAACCTCGCGCCAGATGGATCCTATTCACGCTTGGGTTTTATTCGAACTGCGCTTTAACGACCTTTAACTTTTGCCCTAACGCTGCGCCCCCCTCATTGCGACACTGAGCACTACAGAAAAAGGGGGCGACCATGCCTATTACAGTAACCAATTCATCTACGAAGCCAGTGCGCAGCGCCGGCATTAACTTCGCACCAGGTGTAAACACTTTTGAAGACGGTGAGCTTTCCAGTGCCCAACTAGCCCAATTAGAGCCAGTTAAGGCACTAAGTACAAAGCACACCGCAAAGCAGGCACCTGTCGCTAAATCAGCAAAGGAGCCTAAGCAATGAGTGCTAAGTATCAAAAGTATAAGGTGAAACGCCTTCTGCTCACCATGGCAGTGTTTAACTCTGCAGCGAATCCAGCCCTAGTCATTGGTGAGGATTATATTGCGGCAGGTGAAACGCCGAAGCACATCCGCACCAAAAACGCCGAGCTTTCTTTAGAAGTTGAAACGCTTGACCGTGAACTGGACGATGCAACGTTAGGTTATAAGCCCCAAATGCTAGTAGGCCAGCATTTTACTATTTCAACTGAAGTAGAAATTGCTGGCTCTGGTACTGCAGGTGACGCCCCCGTCTATAACGACCTAATTAAAATTAGTGCGTTCTCAGAAACGGTGAATGCCGGCACTGATGTGCAGTACGAACAACTGGACGATGATAGTTGGCCTGATGCGACTATTTATTTCTATCATGCTGGCCGAAACCACAAAGTTTTAAGTGCACAGGCTAATGTAAGTGTTGCTGTTGCCAACGGCGCACTTCCTACCTACACCCTAACCATTACAGGTACCTACGGCGGTGTATTAGAAGAGGCTATGCCAACCCCCTCATTCAGCCAAATTAAGCCTGTAAAAGTGGGTAACCAATACACCACGTTCACGCTAGATGGCAGTGAATATGTACTGGTTAACTATTCTTCTGACCAGAACAACGAAGTGAATTACACCGATTTGCCTGGTTATGAAGGCGTGAGCATTGATGACATTGCGCCAGAAGGTGAAATTGAAATTCTTGTGCCGGCGCACAGTGACTTCGACCCGTTCGCCATTGTGAACAGCGAAGCGGAGGTATTCCTACCTTTCTCGCTTCAGCACGGTACCACAGCAGGCAATATCGTTACCTTTTCCAACCCCCAGCTACAAATTTTAGGTGTGGGCTACGGTGAATTTGAAGGTAAACGTACGTTTGTGATGCCGTATGGCGCCATTGGCAAAAACAAAATTACGGTGAGCTAATGCAATTAAAAATTAAACGAAAAGAAAGTGTCGTGTGGCCTGTATCTGTAAAGGTACCTGCAGACGGCGGGGCGCTTGAAGAACATAACTTCTTTGCTCGGTTTAAGCGCTTATCTGAAAAAGAGTTCGATGCTGCGGCCAAGGAAGGCCAAACCCCGTTACTTAAAGCTGTGATGCTAGAAGCTGGTGAAACTGAAGCCAATCTAGAAAAGCTAAGTGATGAAGACAAAGCAGAGTTGCTTTCAGATACCAACTACCGTGTTGGTCTTTATAACGCCTACTTAAAGATGGACGCAGGCGTAGCGGAAAAAAACTCCTAGAGGCCGCCCAGTTTTGGGTAGGCCCTAGCGTTACAAGTAGCGACAAACAGGAATATATAGCGCAATTAAGAGACGGCTACGGGATGGACGAAGCGCAGATAAAAGCGGTTCTCCAAGAGGATGAAGACTTCCAAGACCGAGTGCTAGAACTTCTTCCTGAAAACCAAGCTGCATTTTACTGGTTTTTAGATGTTGATGACCTATGGGTTTACACCGAAGGTTTCAGAGTTGCGCTAGATATCCCTGCAGTAATGGCCGATGCACAAGCAACAGGCCGCAAATACAGCAAATTGGACTACCAAAAGTTAAGGGTTCTTAGCCGTCATGTAGTCTCAACACTTAACGAGCGTGCCAGTGAGCAAAAGTGACCTAGATATAATGATTAACTTACTTGCCAATACTAAAGGTATGCGCAAGGAGTATCAGCAGGCCATTGCACAACAGGTAGCCCTTAACAAAGAGCTTACCCGTGGTACCTCGCAAGCCACTAGCCAAGCAGGCAGTTTTACCACTTTGGAAAACGCGGTTGGCAAGTTGGATAACCATCTAAAGGAATTAGTGAGCCAACAGGCCGCACTTAACAAGGAAGTTAACCTTTCTAAGCAAACTACGAATGCCGCACGTGATGGCCTAGACCGTTATGAGCAAGTGTTAGAGCAATTACAGCGCGAAATGCGCGACGTTATTGCCAGTCAAAGCAGTTTATCTCGCAGTTTACGTACTACTGATACGTCAGCAGCTGCAGCAACGCGAAACATTAAGCAACTTGAAGTGCAAAGCCGAAGCCTGGGCGCAGCCGTTCGGCCACTTGGCGGTTACATTGCCGGTGCTTTTGGTGTGCTTGCAGCGCAGAATGCCGCGGTAAATATCAAAGACACCCTTTCTGATTATCAGCAGTTCAGCACTCGCCTTCGTTTCTTAAGCGTCGACACCCAAGACTATGCTAATTCACTAAGTTTCTTAACGCAGCTAGCAGATGATCATGGCAAGTCTGTACTGGTTATGGGCGAGAGTTATGCCAGCCTCGCAGCGCTTCGCAAAGGCGATATTATTAATCAGCAGCAACAGTACCAGCTAATGACGGGCTTAAGTAATGCGCAAAGCGCACTGGGTGTTAGCACCGACCAGCTGGGCAACCTAATGTATGGTTTGGGGCAAGCACTTTCACAGCCTACAGTACAAACCGCTGAATTTAACCAAGTGATGGAGCCAATACCTGGTTTAATGCAGGCCATTACGAAAGCGGCTGGCCTGCAGGGAAAAACATACCGTGATTTGGTCTTAGAAGGCGAAGTAACCAGCGCCATGTTCCGTGATGATCTTATTAAGGCATTGGGAGAATACGACGGTGCTGCAAAAGCCAATATTGACAACATTACCGCGCAAGAAAACGCGCTAGAAAATTTACGCGTTCAAACGATAGCGGCGTTTGAACAACCTATTAGTGATGCCTACGGCACGTTGCTTGAAACCACAGGCGACGCGTTAATCTTTGTAAGAGACAACGCCGAAACACTCACTACAGCAGTCGAAACATTAACAGCGGTTGCATTGGTTCGTGGCGCAGCTGCTGTCAGTAACTACGGCGTTGAACTTGGCCGTAAGACAATGGCACAGCAAAGTGCAACAGCGGCTACGCTGGCCGCAGCTAAAAAACAGCACGAATATAATTTGTCACTTCAGTTGGCGGCTAAACGTTCACTAGAAGTTGCCAGCAACGACACACTTCGTGCTGGTGCACTTACTCGCTTAGCGACCGCTAACCAAGCTGTTATTGCCAGCCAAAATGCTTTGAACGTAGCTACTGCACAATATTCAGTAGTAGGACGAACGGCCACAGCCGTAGCACGTGGTTTATGGGCGGCAATAGGGGGTATACCTGGTGTTGTACTATTAGGTACCTACGCACTATATGAGTGGGCGACGTCTTCTGATGATGCTAAAAACAGCACTAAACAACTTAACGATGAAGTAAAAGCGCTTCAAAATACGCTGAATCCGTTTTCCCAGTACACAAAAACCCAAGCCGTTGGTGCACTACAGCGCTATACAGGCCAGTTAGAACTTGCCAAACAGCAAGCCGAAGAACTGCGTAAGCGTTTCGATAATCCTTATTTTAAGACCACAACTGAAGACGTTATAGCCGCTGAAAAAGAAGTACAGAGGCTGACAGACGTTATCGCACAGCTGCAGGCCATTCTTGCCAAAGGCAATGCATCTAACGACCCTGTTGTAAATACCGCTGAAATAACAAAGCAGCGCGAAGCGGCCGCCAAGCTTCTGGCCGACTTAGAGCGTCAACGTGTGCTTTACGGTCAAGTGGGTGAAGCAGCCCGTGTCTCTTATGAAACCACACACGGTTCGCTTAAGGATTTAACAGCTGCTGAAAAAGAAGCGCTCATTCTTGCCGCTAAAAAACTCGACTCACACAAGAGTGACATTGATGCACGTACCCAACAAAAGAATGCGGCCACTGCACTGAAAGATGAAGTTGACAAGCTGCTAGCTAAGCAGAAAGAAGAAATCAGCCTTTACGGCAGTACAAGCCGTGAAGCCCAAGTTAAATACGACATTGAGTTTGGTGCACTACAAAACGTTAATGACGAGCTGAAAAAGAAACTACTTCTACAAGCTAAAGAGCTCGACAACTTAGCCCAGGCCAAAGCCCTGCAGTCTCGCGTAGAGAGCATTGCTGTTGGCACCATGACCCCTCAACAACGAGAACAGGCTAATCATAAGAGCAATATCACAGACCTAGAAACGTACCGCGATAGCCTGCCTCAAAATGACCTGGCGAAACGCCAAGAAATCAACCAGCTAATTGAAGCAGAGCAGCGCCGGCACTCTAGCGCTATGACATCCATTCAATCGGGTACCAAAACTGAAATTGATGCTATGTGGTCAGATACGTTTGACCGCTTTGCTTCTGGTATTGGCACCGCAACTGCAGACGCGATTTTTGAAAGCGAAAACTTAGGCGATGGTTTACGAAATGTATTCCAAAGCATGGGTAAGCATGTTGTAGCAACATTAATTGAAATTGGCGCGAAGCGCTTAGTACTTGCTGCAATAAACTCTACGGCGGCCACATCGGAAGCGGCATCAGCAACCGCTGCTGCAACAACATCAGGTGCAGCTATTACTGCATCGATGGCCCCAGCTGCAGCGGCCACCACCCTGGCAACAGCTGGTACAAACTCAATAGGCTCAATAGCAGCCATTGCCGCAGTAGGTGCAGCCATTGCCGCAATGTTTGCAGGTTTATTCGATAAAGGCGGTCACATTCCATCAGGTAAGTTCGGTATTGCCGGCGAATATGGCCCTGAATTCGTGAAAGGCCCAGCGACCGTTACTAGCCGTGTAGATACCGCCAACATTTTAAACAGACAAGCGGCCAACGATGGAGTTGGGCGCAGCGTTGTATTCAACGACAACAGAACAATCAATGTTTCAGGTGGCACCACTGAAGAGGTAATGACGCAGTTGGTACCTCTTCTTGAACGCCAACAGCAAGAAACATTAGCGAAAGTCGGTCAGCAATTTAAGACGGGTACAGGACCAGTGTATTCAGGTTATAGGGCATCGCGATGAGTTTACCTATTTTTCCTCGGCATATTTTGCCTTCATCTCTGCAATTTAAAATTGTACCCAATTCAAGTGTATCGACTGGCCCTGGGCGAACCTCTGAAGTGTGGACGCGCCCAGGTGCTTATTGGACCTTTAGCGGTTCATGGTCGAAGGTTCGTTATGCACAAGGGCGAGAGCTTTCAAACTTCATAGACGCTTTAGACGGTAGCCGCGGCGAATTTATGATGTGGGATAGTACCCACACTCAGTTAGGTGACTGGGCAGGTAACATCGTGGTTGATGGAAACGACCAATCAGGCACGGTACTAAAAATCAAAAACGCCATTCCTAACGCATTGATAGCGCCAGCTGGCGATCGTTTCCAGCTAGACAACTATTTGTACAAACTTTTAGAAGACGCCGTTGCAGATAACCTCGGTGAATGCACGCTTCGCTTTAGGCCACAACTTCTCAGTATTCCGATAAGCGGCACAGGTTTAGTCGTTAACGACCCAATGAACAAAATGATGTTGCCTGACAACCAGCAGGGGCCGAGCTTTGCGCAACGAAAACTGGTGCTGAATGATTTTTCTATCAGCGGTTACACGAGTATTCGCGCATGACCTATCACTTAGAACCGCAAGTTGAAGCCATTATTAGCCAGTCTGAAAAGTGCGCCTGCATTATGGGTACTATCGAATGGCCTGCTGGCATGGCGCGGTTTCACAATGGTGCAGGCCCAATCAAATCAGACGGCGAAACCTATTGGGGCGTAGCTAACAATGGAATGGTAAGTGTAATTAAAGAGGGTAGCGCTCCTCGAGTAACACTAACTCTGATAACCCCTGACACGTCGGTACTTGCTGAAGCGCTTAAAGATGATGCAGCAGGCGGCGAAGTACGCTTGTACCTTGGCGTCTTTAATGACGACCAGCAGCTGGTTGCAAAGCAACTTATCTATCTCGGCATCGTTAACAACACCCCTGCCAAGTACAGCGCTCCACCGACTATTTCTGTCGAATGTGTTAGCTACACCTATCGATGGAGCCAACCAAAACGCTACACCACGTACAGCGCAGCGAGTCAGCGTGCAATTTATCCTAACGACAGTTTTCTAGATGACGTTGAAGCCGTAGCTAAAGGACCGCTGAGCAGCTATAGCGGGAGTAATGCCGTGAGTAGCGGTGGCCGAGCTGGCAGAGGCGGCAGCACAACAACGAGGCAGCGATGATAAGACACAACGACTGGACAGCACGCCTGACAGATTTTGTTAAAAGTAAAAAGCACACGCCGTTTGAATGGGGTGTGAATGACTGCTGTTTGTTTGTGGCTGATATGGCTCAGACTATTACAGGCGTTGATCCTGCAGCAACGTTTCGTGGCAAGTACAAAAGCGAATTAGGCGCAATGAGAGCGTTAAAAAAACAAGGATTCAATAGTGTAGAAGAAGTACTAACCCATGCTTTTGGTTCGACGGTTT